GGCCGCAAGGATCGTCTCGAACGACAATTCCTCGATCGCGCTCGGCGCTGGCAGTCGCGAAAGATCGATGACGGTCATGTTAGCCCCCGATCACTGTTGCCGAGCCTGTGCCGGCAGAGCCGAAGGGAATCGCGATGTCGAAATTGCCGAGGCGTCCTTCCGGGAAATAGAGGCCGCCATGGCGCAAACCGAGCGCACCGCCATCCGTCAGTCTCACCAGCTGCAGTTCGGTGATCATGGCTTCCGGTTCCCATCGGGCGGCCGATGCGATCATTTCGTTGTAGGCCAACATGGCGATTGTGGGTGTGAGGTCTTCAGCGAGCAGCGAACGAAGATCGGAGCCGAAGGCGAGCCGCATCAGGCGGGTGTCGATCCGCGTGTTCCAGATTGTTTGCAGGGACTGTTCAAGATGAGCCGGCCCACGCAGGATCTGGCCCGTTCTTGCATCAACACCGCTGCGATATCGGATCTCGCCTGCCATCCTGAACGCTCCCTCAAACGCTCTTCGAAGCGGCTTCGACAGTCGTTTCCGGCGCCGGTTCGATGTGACGGGCGAGAAGCTCGCTGCGGGCCTCCTCTTCGGTCAGGCGGATCGGATCGCCCGGCTGGACACGACGCAAGGCAACGCGCGACGGTGCGCGGCTGGTCACGACATAATCGCGGCGGCCGTCGTCTACGGGCAGCGCGGAAGCTGTTCCAGGGGTTTCCTTCGGGGACTTTGCCATTGGTGTTTCCTTCAGCTGACGGGATCACCGGAAATCTCGCTACCGGTGCGGACTTTCGTGTGCTTGTGGGTTTTGCCGATATCGACACCGTCATGGTCGACAGTGCCGTCGCGCATATGGATGTTGCCGATCAGTGTGACGCCGGCAGGCCCCAACTCGATCCGGCCAGCGCCGGCTGCGATGACGGCGGTATCCGATGACGTCGATGGAGCCGGATGGTCCTGGTCGTAGGAGCCGCGCATGGCAATCGAGCCAGCACCGATGGTGCCTGACGGGGACATCATGGCCATCTGCTCGCCGATCGCCGGCTCCGCGTGGATTGCCAGTGAGCCGACACCGGCTTCCTGCCAGCGCAGCCAGGGCGACAGCACGTCCTCGCCAGCCGCATTGGTGCCGAGCTTCAGCCGGACCCGGCGCTTTTCCGCATTCTTTTCGACCACCTTGCCGTACAGCACGGATTGCGCCAGCCGGCGCTCTGCGGCTTCGGTGCGCGCGGCAAGCCGGCGCAGCTCCTGGGACATGGGATCACGCATTGTCCGGTTCCTCCCGTGCAATGATCCACTTGGTGATGTCGCCCAGCGCCGCGTCATCCGCGAACTGAATGACGTTCCGCGCCTCGTCATAGGTGCCGGTCGCGGCCGGGAAAATGGGCGTACCAAGATCCGCGACGACCTGTGTCCAGGTGACGGTGTAATAGGCAACGCCCTGGGCGGCATCGCGGATGGTGAACAGCGGCTTCAGTTCGGGAGCCGGTGTGTCTAAAGGCGGGAGAATGCCCGTCAGACCCCACATCGACGTGTCGAGATCGGCGAGCATCTCGATCAGGCGTGCGCCGATCGCCATGCCGATTGCTTCCTTCTCGATACGCTTGCCACCCACGAGGCGAGCTTCGGCGACGATATAGGCGACCCACTCCACGGCTACGTTGAAAGCACCGTCCGAAAGTGCGGCCTCGCGAATGCGGCTCCAGCCGATACCGATGCCCGGCGAGTTGACGATGGTCTTCGAGACCAGCTCGGACAGATCGACCTTGCCGGGATGCATCACAACGTTAAGGCCGGGGTTGAGCAGCTTGATGCGATCGACAATCGCGCGCTGCACGGGCGCGAGCCGGTCATCGGTCAAAAGGGCGTCGAGCGTTCTTGCCGGGATCATGGCCGTACCCCAAAGAAATCGGTCACAACCTCGACCATCTCGGTTTCATTCTCGGCGGAAAGACCAACGAAAGGCCGGGCCGGGATCGTGACCTCCTTCGCAAAGACAGCCTTTCCGCCCATTTCAAAGGCGAGCGCTTTTGCCTCTTTCGGGATGATCACCATGCCGTCCTGGTGGACATGGGCGTATTCCCAGGTGGCACCCCATTCAGCCTCGGAGGCGGACGCTGTCCACGCCAGCGAGTAAAGCAGGTGCTGCCCCGTCGCGACGAGGATCGGCGTGCCGGCATGGTTCGGCTTCCAGGCCGTGCCATCCGGCGCGGTCTTTTCTTCTGCGATACGCCGGCGCGTCTGGCTTTCGCCCAGCGACGCGATCGCGGTCATCAGTTCCGTCGGCTCAAAATTGACAAGCGGCCCGAGCCGCTTCAGGGAGGCTTCGAGACCATCGACCTCCATCACGATCTTGACGCCGTTCATATCCGCCCGAGCCTTTCGCGCGTAAAAAGGCGCTCCGGTGCCACGACCATCACTTCGTTCTGCCCGACGTCGCCGGTCTCGCTAGCGCCATCGCCGGAACCGGTCAGCGTTGTCGTCAACGCGCCCTTGCCGGCGGCAATCGCCTCAAGGCGCTTGATGGCCTGGTCGTATCGCTCCTTGATAGCGTCGGTCGATCGGGCAAAGGAAAGCGCGATGCGATAGAAGGCAATGTCCATTGCATAGACGCGCAGCACGTCGAGCGACGGCTGGTCGAGAGCCGCAAGGTCAGCCGCCGCATAGCGCGCAGCGAGGATGGCGCGGATCTCGATCGAGGCATCGGACAGGCCGTGACCGATGCGGATATCGTCGCGAAGGCCCGTCTGTTCGTCCGCCGCCACCAGAGCCAGTTCGGCCGGATAGCGGGCTTCCAGATCGGCAACGGTGGCGTAAACGGTCATGGTCAATCCTGCCTGGAAGGCGTTATTCGTCGTCAGGCACTTCACGCATGGTGAAATCGAGCTTGAGGCGCGGGTCGGCGCGGAGAGCATTGAGCGTCTTCTCAGCGTCTTCCTTCGTTGCACCGAGGTCAGCGGCGGTCAGCTCAATCGGCTCCGGCCCGAAGGCAAAGCCCGCGCGGCGGCGCGGCCCGACCGGAGCGCTCACGGTCAGCACCTGTTCGGCACGGACGCGCTTTTCCTCTTCCAGCTCAAGCGCCAGATCCATGGGCGCATCATCGGTCTTAACGTCGGACGTGGATACGACGGCGGGCGTGGTGGTGGTGATCGTTGCCGAGGCGACCGGTTCGACCATCGTTTCCTCAGTTTTCGGCGCTTTCGCCATGGGTGTCTCCTTTGGGTTTTCAGGAAAACGGCCCGCAGGCCGCTTGCCGGAAAGCCCCGACGGCCAAAGCCGCCGGAGTTCAGCCGCATCCCCTGCTACTTGAGCAGCTGTGCCTCGATGAGCTGGACGAGATTGCGATTGGCATTGGTCGTGCCGTCGATCTGCTCGAGCGTCAGAATGTCCCGTGCCTTGAAGTAGTTGCCGTTGCCGACGATCAGGTGGGTCGGGCGGATACCGAGCGGACGGCCTTCGTCGTCGGTAAAGTTCTTCATCGCCGTGAACGCGGCGCGCAGATTGGCGGCGTTGAGTTCCGCTTTCGAGGCATAGGCCATCTGCCAGAAGCCGAAGCCGGCCGAGACGCGGGCATCCACGCCATACATGTAGTTGTCCGACATAAAGACGGCATCGGAGGTCTTTGGGTCTTCCTTGGCGACGAAGGCGTAATCGCGGCGCTTCTGGAAAATGAAAGGCTTCAGCGGCCGGCTGAAATCCACCAGCATCCACGTCTCTCCGGAGCCGGCCTGCATGTTGGAGACCGACGCCTGCGCGCCGGGCTTGCCGACCGGATGGTCCGTGTCGAAGAAATTCTGGCCGTCGAAGCATTCGGTGGTGAAACCCGCATTGATCAGCTCGAACAGCACTTCGTCAGGATGCGAGGAGGCCGACTGGCCGAGCATCTCGAAGCGCGGACCATAAAGACCCAGCTTGTCGTCCTCGATGTCATCGCGAACCACGCCGATCGTCAGCTCGAACTTGCGGTTCTTGATGGTGTAGCCCTTGGAAGACAGCGCCTTGACCTGACGATCGCCGATCCATTCGCGCATCTTCGGGATGTCACCCAGCCAGCCATAGGTTTCCTCGGCGGCCGTGGAGGTGATGATCGTCGCCAGTGTGGTGTACATCGCGGTGTAACCCGCAAAGCCCTTCTGGAAGGACGTCTTGAAGCCGCGATTGGCAGCGGCGAGAAGTTCGGGCGTGATAACGCGCGCCATGGAAAAATCCTTTCGGGTTTGCTGGTTAGAAGCCGACGCGCACGAAAACGCCGTCGCTCTCGACCTTGATGATCTTGCCGGCAGCCGAGCGGGTGCCGGTTCCGTCCGTCTTGGCGACCGTCTGGTCATCGACGATGTAGGCGCTCTTGCCGACATCGCCGGCGAGGATCGGATCGGCCGCGAGGTTGAAGAATTTGTAAGTGCCGCGTTTGGTGAGCACCTTTTCGGCGCCATCGGCACCGGTGTTCTTCACCGTGCGGTCGGCAACACCGAGGACGACGAGGCCCGTGGCGGTCTTGCCCGGAATGGCGAGGCTGTTTTCGCTCACGACGAGCGCACCCTGCCAGATCGTGGTTGCGCCCTTCACGGGGGCGTCGGACCAGAGGCCCTCCATCTCCACCGGCTGACGGGCCTGGGACTGTGCGGTCATTGTCTTGTCTCCCTTTTCGGATCGATCAGGCGGCGGTCAGGCCGTTGGCCTTGCGGAATTCCTCTTCCGTCACGCCGAGCTGCGCGATGACCTCGCGATCCTCGGCGGACAGCGTGGCGGTCTGGTCGGAGGGCTGGCGGGTGTCGAGGCTGGACGGCGCGAGGCCAACGCCGAGCGTCTCGATCAGCTTCGAGACCTGGTCAAAGCCAGCCGCCGTCGCGGCGAGCGCGGCATAGCTTTCCTTCTGGGCCGGCGTGATCTTCTTGGCCTTGAGCGCACCTTCGAGCAACGCATCGACCTTGGCCGTATGGGCAGCAGCCTTGCTGCTGTCGATCTCGGTCTGCAGCGTCTTGATTTCATCGAGCGCCGCCTGATGAACGGTGGGATCGATACGGCTCTTCAGCACGTTGATGGCGGAAAGGCAGGAGGTTTCGGCAGCGTCCTCATTGAGGCCGAGCGCGGCGGCAATGGCTTTCAGCATGGTAGGTTCCGTTTCAGTGGTTTGGGTGGGTGCGGCGGATGCAACGGCCGGCATGGAGGCGGCGGGCGCGGCGACGAGCGCGACTGAATGCAGCCAGACCGCTTTTCCGGCATCATCGATTTTCAACGATGGGGAGACATAACGGTGCGTGCGGGCGGCCAGAACGCGAAGACCTTCTTCCAGCCACTCACCGACGCGGCCATAAAGACCATCGGGCCGTGCCTGAAGCTCGGAAATCCAACCAACCGCCGGCGCAGCATCGCCGAACATCGCCTTCTTGACGGTCGCATGATCGGTGTCGATCGGCAGGTCGACGCCATCGGCCTTAAAACGCGAAACAAGCAGTTCGGGGTTCACATCGAAGATGCGACCGTCGCGGGCGGTGAAGCGACCGCGCGGCGCGACCTTGATCCATTCGGGACCACGCTTTGCAGGCCCTGCCTCCGGTTCAGCGGCAAAGACATCGACAACGTCGAAGCCGGTCATGGCATCCGCGACGCGCTGGGCGTCGAGGGCAAGGCAGGCGATGGTGGGAACGATCTGTTTTCTCATCATGACCGCAATCTAGGCGGACATGAGAAAGGCCCACGGCTGACAGCTGTCAGCCGGTCAATCTAAAGCGATGTGTGGGATGACCTCTTCTAATCCGCAACGGGGGCGAGGATCAAGCCCTGCTTCGATTTCGAAGCATCTTCAAAGACCGTAGGCGCGCATTTATGGGTTGGCGGGAGCATCGGGGCATCCAAGCCCTCGACGCGCGTCTGTGGCCGTTCTATCGTGATCACAGAAATCTAAGGGTGACCATGATGATGATACTGGTGAGAGCGGCAGCTTTTGCTGCGTTGGCAAGTGCGGCAATGGCAGCTGAATGGCCGCCGGCAGCCGACTATGTGAACACGACGCAGGAGTGTGGAACGGTCACAAATTGCAGCTACACCAAGCAGGTCTGGTCCGAAGAGTATGCCAAGGCAACGGCAGGGGACTATGGCGCGCAAAGAAACGTGTCTTTCTGCCTCTCGACTGGATGCGACGGCGCTATTCGCATCAACAAGATTCTCGGTTGTGCCTGGCGTTTCGTAATTCTGGAAAGCGGCCACCTGTCCGCTGACACCACCGACACAACGAACCTGAAGTTTTTTTGCGGCCCGGAAAATGTCGATAAGGCCGGACAGGCGACGGCAGAGAACCAGGCTAAGCGAATGCTGAAGATGCTCGGCCAGTAATTGCGACCTGCGGAAAAAACGCCTATATTGTTCTTGCGTGGCAGCGAAACCCGTTGTCCTCGATGACCATCTGGAGGGGAGCCGGCTTAGCCGGGTGCGGTCCCTCCCTGCCACGCT